AGATACGATTTCGACGGAGCAAACCTTACAGGTATCGAAGGAATCCCTACGGCAACTATTGTGCCTTGGTCCTCTTCTTCAGTGCCAACAGGTTTTTTAGAATGTAATGGTGCAGCTGTTTCAAGATCAACTTACTCTGCATTATTTGCAATCGTAGGTACAACTTATGGAGCTGGGGATGGTGCATCAACTTTTAATGTACCCGATTTGCAAGATAACGTTGCAATGGGTAAATCAGGAACTAAAGCTCTGGCATCAACTGGTGGAGCAAATACTGTAGCTGTAACAGCAAGTGGTACAATATCTGGTTCAACGGCTAATGCTACTTTATCAACTGCACAACTTGCTTCTCACACTCACTCTGCCGCTGCAGTTGGTCCTCAAAACTCTGGTGGGGGTAACCCACATAAAAACCCTAGTAACAGTAACACTGGTAGTACTGGTTCAGGTACAGGTCACTCTCATAACTTGAGTGCAACTTTTAGTGGAAACACAAATAATCCATCAGTTTTACAACCTTATTTAACAATTATTTATATTATTAAGACGTAGGAGAAATTATGGCAACACACGCAAAATGGACAATAGTATTTGACGATAAAAAAATAATTAAAAACTATGATGAAGGCGCTGGAGAAGGTGTTGGATATGATATTGATGACAATGATTTTTGGGGATTAGCTAAATGGAATAACATTTGGGCGATTCAATATGGAACACCAAATATTAATGATACTGTAGAATACAGAGATGAAACTCCACATTCTACTTGGGAAGACGCGAATTTAGGTGATATTCAAGATTTCGTTACTAGATGGGACACAGCTCATTTAGCTGAATTGCAATCTAATTGGGATAATGACAATGTAGATGACGAAAGCGAAGCTGATAAAATAGCTAGATTAGGTGCAAGACCTACATCTTATTCTTCTTCGTAATTTTACTGTCTTAAAAAACAATTAATAGTATATCTAGCACCTTTGGTTATTGGCTCTGTGCCATGAATCCAAACAGGTTCAGCAGGAAAAAGCATTGCTTCTCCCTCAGATAATTTTATTTTTAATCGTCCTCCAAAAAATCTAAACTCACCACCCTCATAATCATCATTTAAATTCATGGTTAAAGAACCTCTAATATTATCATCTACATCTGAATGATCTTTTATTAGTTGTCCAACTTCATATTTTATTATTCTAATATTATTCGTATGAGTCATAAATTTATTTTCATAAGTAGGACATAAATTAGTGCGCATGTGAATATCATATTGAGTTAAAACAATTCTTAAATATTTTAATATGGTTTGATAAGGATCAATAAATTCTGGTCTCGCTCTTAGTTCAGATATATTTAAAAAATTACAATTATCTTCTTCTGTTTTGTTAGAAGAAAATTTATAACTACTTTCTGAGAAAGTCATATGTTTGTGATTTTCATAAAAATTAATTAATTTATGACATGTATCTTTATTAATTAATCCTTTTAAATGAAATTTAAGATCAGTAATTTTATTATCAAAAGACATTATGCTAACAACATCCAAGATGTTAGAATATATTTTTTACCCGATAAAGGTGGATTACCTCTATGAACGTATGGAAAAGCAGCAGGCCAGATAACTATTCTCCCTGTTTTTGGTTTTACTCTTTTTGAAAAATGTAAAAACTCTGTCTCTCCTCCATCTTCAACATCATTTAAATATATAGAAAAAACAAAAGCTCTAGATTCATTTTCAAAACCTTTACCATGCTCGATATGCCAAACATGATACCCTTCTGTAGGAAGGGTTTTTTGAATTTTTAAAGTAGTATAATTAAACTCAGGATTGCCATACGCAGAAGCAGCTCCGGTATTTTCTAAATAGTGTTTCCAAGCCATATCAAAATTTACTATCATTGTTTTTAGATCTTCCCACCAAACATCTACATTTTTAGGAGATGCAAAAAATTGTTGATCTTGTTTTTGTAATATAGATTGTTTTTCTGATCCAATTCTATTTACTGTGTTGTTAAATTTATTTTGGTCTTCATATAATTGAATGGCTCTATTACATTCTTCTTTTGTTATATAATTATCATACACACCAATAAAGTTGGTAATATTTACAGTTTTTTCCATTAATATCTCTCTTTCATAATTTAAATAAGTATTATATAACGATTTATATGCTACAAAAATTAAAATTCAAGCCAGGTTTTAACAAACAAGACACAGAATCAGGGGCCGAGGGACAATGGACCGATGGTGATTTTGTAAGATTTAGATATGGATTACCTGAAAAAATAGGTGGTTGGTTACAATTAACCGCGGGGAATAAAACATTACCAGGAGCAGCTAGAGCTCAAGTTGCATTCTCAAGTTTTGCAGGTGAAAAATATACTGCTATTGGAACATCTCAAGGTTTATTTCTTTATTATGGTAATGACTTTTATGATATTACACCTTTAGATACAGCGATCACTGGATGCACATTAACCACCGTTAATGCCTCTAGAACAGTGACTATTAACAAAGGCTCACATGGTTTAGCTGTAGGGAGATACGTAACTCTTTCGTCTGTTTCCGTTACAGGTGCATCTGATTTTACATCTGGTGAATTAGAACAAGTTTACGAAATACTAACAGTACCTGATATAGATAAATTTACTGTTCAAGCTTCACGTGCTGAAGGAGGATCTGGTATGACTGCAGCAGGATCTGTAACTGTTAATCCATATGTTGAAGTTGGACCAACAACACAAACGACAGGATTTGGTTGGAGCACATCTACCTGGGGAGCTTCAACTTGGGGCACAGCAAGAGCTACAAGTGACGTGACCCTAGATCCAGGAAACTGGAGTCTTGATAATTTTGGTCAAGTGTTAGTTGCAACTATATTTAATGGTAAAACTTTTACTTGGAATGCAGGTGCATCAAATCCAAGAGCTCAACGAGCATCTTTAACTACATCAGGTTTTGCAACCGGTAACAATCCTACAGCAACTAGATTTACATTGGTGTCAGACAGAGATAGACACTTATTTCATTTTGGAACGGAAACAACTATCGGTGACACGACAACACAAGATCCAATGTTTGTAAGATTTTCTAATCAAGAAGATTTAAATACATATACACCTACGGCCACCAACACTGCAGGTACGTTTAGATTAGATACGGGAAATGAAATAAGAGCAGCGCTTCAAGGTAAAGACTACGTATTTGTCATAACTGATCTTGCTGCATACGTAATTCAGTTCGTTGGTCCACCTTTTACATTTAGTGTTAGACAGGTTGGTACAAACTGTGGATGTATTGGTCAACACGCAGCGACATTTGTTAATGGTGCTGTATTTTGGATGGGATCTCAAGGAGGATTTTTTGCATTTGATGGTACAGTAAAATCATTGCCATCTCTTGTAGAAGATTTTGTATTTAGTACAGATGGAGATAATCTTGGATTAAACTTTAATTCAAGAGATGTTATCTTTGCAGGGGCAAATAATTTATATACAGAAGTAAACTGGTTTTATCCAAAAAATGGATCTGATCAAATAGATAGATGCGTAACTTATAATTATTCTGAAAACTGTTGGACAACATCGTCTTTAGATAGAACAACCTATCAAGACCAAAGTGTATTTGATAATCCTTATGCAACAGATTACGATGATACATTGACACCAGTTTTCCCTGACATATTAGGAATTACAAATAAATATGGTGCTAGTATTTATTACGAACACGAACAAGGCACAGATCAAGTCAACAGCACAGCAACGACAGCTATCCCTGCTTTTATAAGATCTGGAGATTGGGATATTACCTCTAGACGAAGCGCCTTGGGTCAGGCAACAGGAGTTGCAGATTACAGAGGAGATGGTGAATTTTTTATGGCTGTTAGACGATTTATACCTGATTTTAAATATCAAACAGGTAATGCTAAAGTGACTTTATTGGTTAGTGCATATCCAGACGATGTAGCTGTCAGCTCACCACTTGGACCCTTTACAGTTACGTCAACAACTGATAAGGTAGATACTCGAGCCAGAGGAAGACTTGTATCCGTCAAGATAGAAAACGATGGTACAGGAGAAACTTGGAGATATGGCACACTAAGATTAGACGCACAACCGGACGGAAGAAGATAATGGCAATAGTTATTGATGCACAAGGAAATTTGGTAGATACAACAGGAAGAATAGATTTTTCTGGTGAAGAATTTGAAAGTGCATTAACACAAGATGTACCCGATACAGCAGATAGTCCTTATGCTAATTTACTTGGATTACCTGCAACTCAAGACATGGGATTTCTTTATGGCGTGCCTCAAAGAGCAGATGATCAAGGATATTTAACAGGTCTTCCTGGAACCGCTGATGATGTATTTCCTTTTCAACCTCCTGGAACTGCTGATGATCGTATTGCAAATTTAAGTGGTGTACCTGGAACTGCTGATGATGTATTTCCTTTTGCCGCTGCAAATAGATTACAAGGATTGGACTTAAATAGATTTAAAGGAATAGGTTCTTTGGGCGTAGCTAATGAAGAAGATGAAGAACAAGTAGAATATTTAGGAAGTGAACCTTCCGGCATTAAAAAACTTCTGCAATATCTTCCGTTTGTTGGAGATAAATCTTTAAGCGGAGGTTTATTAAGAGGTCTTATTCCTAAACAAGACCCTAGAGCAATAAACATGAGAAATTTTTACGGAAGTCGATATGGTTTAACACCTACGGGCTCTCTTGCTTCAGGAATTATGGCTGGATATAATCCTATTTCAGGTGGTCTTTTAAATATGATTACAGGTGGTAAATTTGGACGACCTACAAACTATGGACTAGCAACTGCTGCAAGAGATAGAATTAACAGAATAGCAAATAGAAAAATAGCACAAACAGATGCTAGTAGAGCTAAAATTGCAGAACTACAAAAATTTGCAAGGGCAGATGAAATTAGCCGAGCAAGACAAGCAGCTCCAGATGTATATAAGGCAGCTGAATCCCAAGGCTTTATAGATTCATCAGGTGGTTTTAAATCAGCAGGCACCAACGAAGCTTTTTCTAATAAAACTGGTAGAGGAAGAACAGGGTACTAATGGCTAAAGTAACAAACTACATACCTGAACCAAAACAAGAATACGATGTAGAAAATCAAAGACAGATACTAGAGTCTTTAACTACATTACAAAATCAATTAAATTTTTCTTTTCAACAAGACTTGAAAAATGAACAGGACGCATTTAATTACTTTTTATCATGAGTATAAATT